CGTCACGAACCCGAGAATGCAGATCAGGCCGGCAGCCACGAAGGCGCCCGCCAGGTTCAGCGCTTCGCGGTTCTCGATCATCGGTCGCCGCTCCTGTGGTGAGGCCTGGCGAGGAAGTCCAGCCGCTCGCGGATGTGCTGCAGCTGCGACTCGACGTGCGCCCGGTGTTCGGCCGTTTCCGCCCGGCTCGGGTGCTCCCGGAGGACCGTTTCGCGCATCAGCGCGATGGCCGCTGCCTTCTGCTTGTCCTCGTGCTCGAGCAGCTGCACGCGGCTGTCCATGCGTTCGATGCGCTTCTCCAACCCCTTCGAGTAGCCGGCCAGAAGCGCGAAGATCACCGTGCTGAACAAGCCCAGCCAGACGTCCGCGCCGATCTCGCCGGCGGGCCCGTTGGCCGCCATAGCCGTGCCGGTGAACAGCGCGGCGAAGATGGCCAGGCCGAGCGCCACGCATTGCGTGCAATGCCGAACGCGCGGGCTCACGTCAGCGCCCGTTTCGCCCGCTCGTACCTCGCGCGCCGATCGGCCGAGCCGGTCGTTCCGCCATTGATCCGGCGCGTGATCGCGTCGAATTGCCCGGCGTCGGCCAGTTCGTTCAGGTGGTGGTCGTCCCAGTAGGCGCATGCCGAGAGCGCGGCCCACTTCGGCTCGGCCAGCACTTCGGGCATGGCGACCAAGTCGGGCACGCACTGGGCCGCGAGCAGGTCGCGCACGGCCTCGTAGTTCGCCTTCCCGGTCACCTGGATCAGCCCGCGGCCGCGATACCGCCAGCCGTCGCCGCTGCCTTCCGGGCCATTCCCCAGCCGCCCGCCGTAAACATGCTCGGCGATGCGCTCGGGATGGCGGGCCATGCTGGCGGCCAGCGCCGGCGTGAACCGGCTCGGCCAGACTGCCTGCAGCGCGCCCGCGGAGTAGTTCAGGTTCTCCACCGTCCGCATGAAGCCGGCCGACTCGTGCCCCACCTGCGCGAGGAACGCCGCCAGGCGCGGCGCGGAGGTGATCCCGTACTTCGGGCAGGCCTCGGCCAGTCGTGGCGCCCACGTCTGCGCGGTGCCGCGCCCACAGCCGGTCGCCGCCACGAATTGGTCGGCGGTGAGCTGCATGGACGACTCCGAAAAATGACCCGCCGCCCCGAGAGGCGACTTGGAAGCGGCGGGATTCCCATGGCCAGGAATGCGGAAACGCAAACGCCCCGGCTTTCGGCCGAGGCGTTCGTCGTGGGGCATCTTCCCCACAATGCCGGTTTTTTACGGTTTTCCTGCGCACCTGTCAACTGCCCGCTGGCAACGTGCGCAGCGCGGCCACGATCCAATTTCCATCGCTGGCACGCGCGGGCGGGTAAGTCCCGTCGCGCCGCAGGCTGCGCGATACCATCGCACTCGACCGCCCTCGGCGATTGTCGGCTCCATCGTGGTCGTGTCTTCGGTCCAGAAATGGCCGCGCATTCCGACCAATGGAAACACCGCCCATCCGACGCGCAAATGGTCGATCAGGTCGCCAGTGATCCACGGCTTCGGCCATTTCTCCGTCATGCGGCTTGTGCGATCCCGATCAGCGCGCCGCGGATCATGGCCGTCCCGACCTCGATGTGCTGCAGGTACATGCGAACGTTCGGCAGCTTCGCGTTCGGCCCGCAGACGTTGGCGATCAGCAGGATCGCCGTCTCGTATCGCTCCACCTTCCTCCGCCCGGATCCGCAGTAGTAGCCACGCAGCGTGCAGGCGAGGTGCGGCTGGTCCCGCGCGATCTCGGCGACCAGTTGCTCGATCTGCAACGCCGTCAACGACACCTCCAGCGGCTTGTAACCCTGCACGCGACCTGGCATCTCGCCGCGGTGCTCGATCAGCGTCTGGAGCATGTTCTTCGACTGATGCCCTAGATATTCGAAGTCGCGCGAAAGCGAGAATTCGTGCCCCCACTCGTCGAGGCGCTCACGAACGTACCGGCCGAAGCTGTCCAGTTGCGAGCTCACGCGACCCTCCGCGTTTCTTGGGATTCGCACCAAAGCCCGATCAGCAGCGCGTCGGCGCGGCCGTTGTCCTTCTTTCGGGTGAGCCGATCCGCGGCGCTCGGGAAGCGTCGAATGGCCAGCAGGCGCGCTGCATCCTTGTCCTGCTTTAGCAGCCCCATGTGGCGTTTCCAGACAGCAGGTATGGCCAGGACATACGGAATGCCCTTGGCTTCGAGAATTGCCTTCACCTTGCCGCTACTCTCGCCGAAGCGGAAGGCGCTTGTGCCGCCATCGCCTGGGCGCGCGCCGACCTTTTCCATGCACGCCGAAACGTAGGCTCCCGGGTGCTGCCTGCGCTGCTCGCTGATGAATTGCGCCAGCTGATCCGCGGCCACTTCGTTCCATCCATCGACGCGGCGCGTCGGCATGTCGAGGATCGGACCGGGTTCGCCGTCGACCAGCGTGGCAATGGCGCCGGACAGGCCCGGATCGATGCCGAAGGTCAGGCGCAGGGTCACGGTACGTCCTTCGCCAAGCCGGCGCGTGCGAGGTCGAGCACCGCCTGCAATTCCCGCGGCGTGCACGTGATCGGCGTCGCCAGCTGCTGGCCCATCTGCGCATCGACGCGCGATTGCAACGCCTCGATGATCTCCTGCTCGCTCATGCCTCCAGCCTCCTCAGCGTGATGTTCAAGGCGCCGAGTTCGTCCAGGTTCATCACCTTCCACATGGAACGCCGGCCGTGCCAGCCGTTATGGCTCCCGCGATGGCAATCGATGCAAAGCGCTACCGTGGTGAAGTGCTGTCCTTGCGTGATGTGGTGTGCCTCGCTCGGTCCTGGCGCGTCGCAAACCGAACACGGGATCGACTTCACGCGATCCATGTGCGCGCGCTCGGCGGGGCTGATCGGCTTGGCGTTTTTCGTCCTCACCTACCCTCCCCGTTCACCATTTCCCAGAACTCGGCGCGGATGTCGTCGAGCATCAGGTGCGCGTAGTGCTCGCCGATGTAGGCCGTGATGCCTTCGAACAGCGTGTGCGCTTCGTCCTCGTCCATCTCGTCGAACGCCATGCTGCGCGCGACCTTCACCGGCACCATCCCGACCGGGACGGCCAGATCGCCGATCCGAAGCGTGCCGATGTCTACTTCCTGCAGTTCGCAGCACACTCCGGCCAGCGTCTGCACGTGCACGATGGCCTGGTGCGAATCGAAGTGCTCGAAACCGTCGACGTTGTCGACCAGCAGCTTCCCGAGCGCGTGCATCAGCCGGTGGAACTTCACGTTCCGACGGCGCTTGATCTCCAGCCGAAGTTCGTCGCCAGGCCGGTAGCCGCGTTCCTTCATCAGTTCGCGATCGATTGGGTGCATGGCCAGGATGCCCAGGCGTTCCTCGCCGGTCTCCATGTCCGCGACGGGCCGCACCACGGCGTAGACCGGGCGCGCGCGGCGCTTGGCCAGCTTCTTCTGCGCGAGCGTCATCGCTGTCACGAATCACCCGCCGCGGCTTCGGCTGCGGGGTTGCCGCCAGTGCGCTTGCGGCGCATTCCTCCGCTTTTTGCCTGACGCTCCGGCGCCGGTTCCGGCTCCCATTCCAGCGGGAGGTTTTCGAACCGAAACCGCTCGGGCCGATAGCGCAGCCGGCATTCGCCCTGCGCGCCGTTTCGCTGCAGCGCGACGATCAGTTCGGCCGTGCCCTTGTAGCGACTGTCGCGGTTGTAGTACTCGTCGCGGTAGATGAACGTTACGGTGTCGGCGTCCTGTTCGATCGCGCCGGAGTCGCGAAGGTCAGACGGCTGTGGCCTCTTGTTGTCGCGCCGCTCCAGGTCGCGGTTCAACTGCGACAGCAGCAGGATCGGAATTCCGAGTTCGCCGGCGAGCAGCGCCAGGGTGCGTGTGACCTCGGCGAGGCCCATTGCGCGATTGTCGCCCGACACCGCGATCAGCTGCAGGTAATCGATCACGATCAGGCCCAGCGGCTTGCGGCTGTGTTGGCGGCGGATCTGCGCCACGATGTGCTCGACGCGGGCATTGCGCGGCCGGGACATGAGCAGCGGTGCAGCGCGTAGCTTCCGCATCGCGGCGCTGAGGTTCGCCCAGTCCGCGTCGTCGAGTTCACCGCGGCGGATGCGGTCTGCATCGACATCGCCAATCGACGACAGCATGCGACGGCCAACGGCTTCGGATGGCATTTCCAGACTGAACACCGCGACCGGCACCTTGTGCACCAGCGCGAAGTGCTCGGCGATGTTCTGCGCGAGCGTGGTCTTCCCCATCTTCGGGCGAGCCGCGAGGATGTGCAGCCCTGGGCACAAGCCGTTGATCAGCGCGTCGTACTCGTCGTACCCGGTCGCCATCCCGGTGATCCCGCCGCCGGCATTCGTGCGTTCGGTCAGGTCATCGAACACCGCCTGCAGCACCGGGGCCATGTCCTCGAGCTCGCACGGTTCATTCGCCAGTAGCGAGCCCAAGCTGGTCTGCGCGGTCCCGACCAGATCGAGCGTGTTGCGCCCCTCGGGCTGGAACCCGTCGTTGACCAGCTTCGTGCCGATCTCGATCAGGCGGCGAAGCCGCGCCTTGTCCGCGACGATCTCGGCGTAGGCCCGGATGTTCGCCGCGGACGGTGTGCCGCTGGCGAGTTCGATCAGGTAGGCACCGCCATCGACCTGTTCGGCCAGGCCCTGCGAATCGAACCATTCGGCGAGCGTCACGACGTCGACCGGCCGCTTCTTGCCATGCACGTGCAGGATTGCGCGCCAGATCAACTGGTGATCGCGGCGGTAGAAGCTGGATACCTCCAGCAGATCGCGCACCAGGGCGAGCGTGTCGTCCAGCTTTTCTGGCCGCACGAGCATCAGTCCGCCGAGCACGGCCTGCTCGGCCTCGATCGACTGCGGCGGAACGCGTAGGTGCTCGATGCGGCCGTCGTGCTCGAGATCGTCGAATCGCGGCTGCGCTCTCATGCCGCGGCGTCCTCGGACATGGCTCGATCGAACAACCTCGCCATCGTCTTTTCGCGCAGCAGGTACTCGAAGCTGGGTTTCCAGTTCGCGTGTTCGCCGCTGTAGGGACCGCGCCCGGCGGTGAAGTCGTCGCCGGCTGCTTCGGTGAAGTAGTCCTCCCAGAACTGCGGCGTGACGCGCTGATTGCCGTACAGGCGCTGGCAGATCTGCGCCGCCGTCGGGAGGGACTGCTCGACCGCCTTGATCCGCGGCTTGTTCAGCACGGAGCACGCCGGCAGCAGGCCGGTCGGCTTGGCCAGGATGCGGTTGTAGGCCGCCTGCGCGTCGACGGCGATCTGGCGGGTTCGCTCGGCCCGCCGGGTTTTCAGGTCAGCGGGCTGGGGTGGATCGGCGGTCAGCGCCAACGGCGCGGACGAATCCGAGCGAAGCGAGGAAGCCTTCTCCTGTTCCTGTTCCTGTTCCTGTTCCTGTTCCTGATTAGGCATAGCCTTCGGGTAAGCCTTTGCGGAAGCCTTTCCGAAAGCCTCATCGAAAGCCTTTGCGAAAGCCTCTCCGACCGCATAAACATTGGCCCTCAGCGCTTCAAGCGCCTCCCATTTCAGTGGGCATTCGGGGACCAGGTCGAATTCTGCACCCCAACTTCGCACCACGTTCGGGGACTCCGGACGGTTGTGCTTGAAGGCGTTCGGCACCCACACAACCCGGGCCTTGAAATCGGCTTTCGCCATGCCTTGCCGAAAGACTTCCCGGAAGGCTTCATCGAAGGCTTCCATATCCCAGCCAAGCTCCTCGGCCATCGCCGCCCTGCCGGCGCGGAAAAGACCTGGGATCGGGCCCGTGTGCGGGCCGGTGATCAGGAACAGCCACAACCCCTGCCCGCTCGGCGGCATCGGCGTGAGCGCGCGGAATTTCTCATCTCCCCACGTCCGCACTTCGACCTTTCGATAGCGGCTGCGAACCTGCTTGGTGTCGGCGTCGGCCATCAACTCGCCTCCGGCAGCGGAAGCTGCGGCGACGGCTCGCGGCGTTCGTCGGCGCGGATGATCTCGCGCGCCACCTGGGCGGCGAACTCGCGCAGTTCTTCGGGCGACATCGGCAGGCCGCGCAGGGCGTCCTCGCGGCACCGAGCGAACTCAGCCGCGATTCGATCGCGGCTCATGCGGCGGCCTTGCCGAATACCTTCGGATAGCGTGCGCGGAGCTCCCACTGACGAGCCGCGGGAATCGGCTCCTCGTCGGGCCATTGGCCGACTGCCCACCGTCCGATGGGCGGCTGGAAAACCCTGGCCAGATCGGCGTCAGTGACGATGCCGAGGGCCTCCTTGACTTGCTTTTTGGTCATTTCCATGCGCCCAATCTAGCGACCTAGACCCATAAGTCAAGTCCTCTAGCGCGCAGGCCGAAAATTATTTCGCTAGCCCTCTTGACATGCCGGTCTAGTATGCTAGCTTTGTCACATGGCCCAACGACACCCGGCACCAGCCGGAACGGGCTTGGAGATCGAGGATGAACAGGTTCCCCGTGAAGCGCAGGATCGAGATCGGAGGCGTTGGGGTCTGGTACTGGGTGTGGCTGATCCTGGCCATCATGGCGGGAGCCGTCGTCCTGAGCGCGCGGTGGCTGGCATGAGCGCCGTGGACGTGCTGGCGGTGATGGATGCGACTGCCGCGACGATCGGCAAGCTAGGCGCAAAGGGATTGGCCTACGCCGCCGATTTGCGCGAAGCCCGCGCCGCCGTGGCCGAAGCGTTCGCCGAGCGCGATGAATTGATCGCGCGCCGGCAACAGGACATGGCGATTCTGGACGCGATCCGCGATGCGGTCGGAGGCGGCCCATACGACACCATCGCAACGCGCGTGGCCGAGTTGATCGACAAGGCGGAAACGGCCGCGAAGATCATCGCGAACGCAGTCACGGCCGGGCAGATCGGCGGCCAGTATTCGGAACATGCGTCCGCACTTCTCGCCGCACTCGCCCGCGTGCAGGGAGGCCAGTCGTGAGCGCGCTAGGGTACGCCCGGCGCTGGCACGCCGAAGGCGAAGTGCCGCGGAAGGAACGCAACGAGAAGGGCCGCATGGCGTGGCCGGCTCGGTTCACGTTGATGGCGGTGACGCCGGAGCAATGCTTGCCGAGCGACGTGCCGCTGTTCGCCAGCGGATGGCGGCCGGCGTCGGAATTGCCGCCCGTCGAGCTGCGCGACGGGTTGATCCAGAGCGTCCGAGTGCTGGTGTGGGTTGAAGGCCACGGCCAAGCCTTCGGGTGCTATCGCCCGGCGACCGGCTGGAGCGCCGAGGGCTTCAGCGGCCGCGGCTGGAACGTGTCCCATTGGTGCGAGCTGGCCACGCCGGAAGGTGCGAAGTGAGCCGCCCCTCCCGTGACCCGCTGCTCATCCTCGCGGCCCAACGCCGTGCGCTGATCGAGAACAAGTCCCGCGACTTCGCTGCCGAGCGCGCGCCGGCCTGCCAATGGCCAGCTGAGGCGACATACGTGCGCTCGCTTGCCACCGGCAAGCCGCAGCGCATGCGCAGCCGGGCCGATTTCAACGCCGACGAGCGCGCGTATGCGGCGCGCACGCTGCTGGCCAACTACCGCAGCGCCAGGCGCGAAGCGATGATGCCGCCGACGCTCTATGACTTGGCGTTCCGAGAGATCCGGATCAGTATCCGCGGGAGAAAATCCCCGCCTTCCTTCAACTTCGAACAACTTGCGAACGCGCTGATGGTCCGTGACCAGAACGGAATCGCGCAAGCACTGGGGATGACACCATGAGCGAGCTACTGTACGGATTGGACATGTTCGGCGCATCGATGGCACCGAAGCCTTCCGGCCCGGTTGCCGAAAGGTTCATGTTTCCTCCATTCACCGTGCTGGATGCGCGTAGCGGCGACTGGCAAGAGCGCAAGCGGGCGTGGGCATCGCTAGGGATGAAAAGCGAAGTCGGGCGGACGGAGAACCTTCTCAAAATGTCCGCCACCTGTTCTTTGGGGGAAAAGGACACGTCGATCTTTGACCCTACCGTCTGCGAACTGGCCTACCGCTGGTTCAGCCCGCCATCCGGCCAAGTGGTTGACCCCTTCGCGGGCGGCAGCGTTCGCGGCATCGTAGCGGCGCAGCTTGGCTTGAACTATTGGGGTTGCGACCTTCGCGCGGAACAGGTCGAGGCGAACCGCGCGCAAGCCGAAACAATCTGCGCCGGCAACAAGCC